ACCATAGTCACTTCACTACCACTTGTTGCATATTGAACATACAAATCTTGTTTTCCAATAATATCGTTAGAATCCGGGGAAACTTCAAATTCTATAGTATTTTGATCTCTTTGGGTATTAGATATGGATATAGTATCTATAAGGATTTCTCCAGTAATATAATCAACTGTTCCTGCGTTTTTCTTGACAATAAAAATATTACTATTTGGAAGTATTTTGAAGATGAAGAGCCTTCCTTCACTGGCAGATGTGGGTATATCAGAGAAATATAAATTCCCCTCTACTCCAGATAAAGAGAATGCGGTTGATTTTATATTGTATCCCGATGGATTTGCATGAAATTTATTACCATAACACAACTCATATTGACTATAAACATTTTTATTAGCTCTTAGACTTCTTACCATCTTAACTTTTGTTATATTCGATATGATAGCTGGGTCTGCCTGATCGATTAAGCTAGTGACTTTACTGAATTTGAATCTTCCACCAAATTTATTAACATCGATGGTTTTAGAGTAATCTAGAATAGTATTTGAAATCTGTGTTTTCAGTGTATCTACATCTCCAACAAAAGATGAATTGTAATATACTGATGAAACAGTCTCTACTTTCAAATATTTCAAATCAACAATATCAGGAACAATTCCAGCTACTGAATATGTCTTCAACTTATCTAATATTTGCTTTTTGGCAAATGTTGATAAGTAATTTGAATTTTTAGGTTTAACTGCGATAAAAACTTTACCATATTGGGGTGGGTTCAAGTCTTCTCCACCATACGCAGATACAGATTCGGCATTATCGTAAATATATGGAACTATTGCCTCATAATCTCTTGCAGTAACAGCTCTATATTGAGAAGAATATAATCTTGTCGAAAAATATTTTACAGAAGATACTGATTCAATTTCAGATCCACTATTAGACGATGTATTTGTTGATATTAAAGATATTCCAGTTGTAATTGGAATGTTTTCATCGCCATTTGCAAATAATATACCACTGAAGATAAAATTAGAAGCTCCATTACCATCTTCACCAGAAGTTGTAATATATGAAGCAGTAATATAGTTGTTATTCTCTAACTTTTTGCCAATAATTCCGTCTCCAAAGATAATTCTATATCTTTCATCATTAACCTCTTGAATTAAGTATATTCTTGAGTCATTTTTAACACTGATAATATTATCAACCAGAGAATAATCTTCTCTTACAGAATCTGATTGTGTATTCTTTACATTTACTCTAATTGTAGATGTATCTACAAAAGAATTATTTAATTCATACTTAATATTATTTTCATTCGAATTTACAGTCCAATTTTGAGTCAAATATGATCCTTCATAGACTGTGACATTTGAAAACGATGCTATGCCATTTGAAACTTGAGCTGTAATTCTTTCTGGTATCGAAAACTTCAGATTGGTGTTATTTCCGGACCCTATACAGACCAGGCCTGCCTCTAGAGTGACCGTTTGATAGATGTTTGGGATACCAGTGACGTTGAAACTAATTATCGCCCTTGCTGCCCTTCTTGACTTAGGTACATAACCAATATTTTTAGCCAGAGCAACCACATTTTCTCTCAAAGTTGCCGTATCGAGGAAAACCTCATTGGCAACCATGTTCGAATTATAAGCAGTCAGATAAGTATTGTATGCCAGTATGTTAATCAGTACCGAAAGATTAGATCCTTCATAATCATAATCGGTAAATGTGGTATTTGCTCTGATGTAGTCTTTTATAGACGATTTAATTTCATCAAAGTCTAAACTTGTAAACTGAGTAAATGGCATTATACTTTATCTTGTTGATGTGAATATGAATGAAGCCTCTTGTGCTCCCTCGGATACAGCTCCAACGATATAAAACTCTATAGTAAGTTGAATTTCGTTTTGATCTGGATTCGATTCGGGTCTTACATTCAGAATTTCTACTCTTGGTTCCCAAAATTCAAGTGCTTCTCTGGCAGATGAAGCAGCAGCATCAAGGCTAATAAAATCTACCATTTCAAAAAGAGAATCATAAATCCTACTACCATAATCTGGCTCAAAAGGTCTCTCTCCTAACCTTGTGGTCAGGATATTTCTCATTGAATTGGTAATAGCATTGACATCAGATATCTTTCCAACGTCATTCGTGACCGGATGCTTTGAAAATGATAGTGAAATATCACTATAAACTGCCATTTTGCAGAAATGCTGTATTTATTTTTTTATTTATTCACGAAATCAATCAATTATAAAGTCACCAGAGGTATCTGCGTTAATTACGTTGTCAATATTCTTAGATTTTTGGTCAATTTCATCATTTTCAACTTCTCTTAGCATTTTTTTCTGATTTTTGTCGTAAAATGACCCATAATCAGTGACTAATGCCTCTGTTCCCCACATATCTCTCATATATTTTCTATCTCTATCGGATGGTCTTCCCATTTTTAGCTCCAATAAGTGAATATTAGAACTTTTTTAGGGGTTGCTATCCCATATCCCTATTTATTTACGTTCTTTTGCAGTTTTCCAAAAATAATTTTCATCATTTCCAAGTCCATCACGGTCATGACCATTCTCAACTTGATAATATACGGTTGAAACCTTAAAATCTGGTGTTTTTGGTGTCTCTGGAGTCAAAGAATTGTCAAAAATTCGTGTTCGATTGTTTGGGTAAAGGCAAAATTGACCATTATCAAGCTCAATTAGGTTATGAGACTTATGTTCTGATGGATTTTCACTTGTTGAATAGTCAATTACATCTGGATCATGGTGATAATTATCAATGGTACAGACATATGTACCAGTTTGTGATCCAAAGTCGCGTGTATAGACCTCATAATGCATTGAACCAATGAATTGTTTCTGAACTACTGTGACCCCGTAGTCCATACAATTCCAGAATTGTAGGTTATGTAGCGTAAGATCAGGTTTCGGCGCTTCTGGAGACGATAGGAAGGCACTGATGGGTAATTTATCGTACATAGCCGCATACTCTGGCAAATAAGTCTCAAAATAAAAAGCACGTCCAGGCATCGATTTTACCGATACCCAGACGCCTTTTACATATTCACCATGGCCGCTTTTATGATCCGTCAAATATTCTTTTCTTACCCATACTTCTTGTGATGGAAGATTTGCAATGAGACAAGGCATAAAGAAAATTAATAACTCTTAATAGTTAGTCATCCTTTACCTTGACCACGATAACGTTTACGAGCTTTGTTACGAGATGTCGCGGCATATTTCGTATGTTGTCCACATCCTTGACGAGATTTTTTCGGTGTTGGGGTAATAAGATCACCAGTCTTTGAACGCATTGCCATAATTAATTCTCCTTAAATACAGGTTCTAATTTAATCTGAGTGGGATCGAGTGCAACTGTAGGGTCCTCATAATATGCATCAACATATAATTCGTATAACTCTGCAGCTGCCTCAGGGGAAATACTCTTTTGTAAAAGTCGTTCCCCATAATAGAGGTTATATAACATCAAATAACGCGATTCTTTTCATGTCCGACACGAATGCGTGGATCGCACCAGATCTCGAAGCCTGCTTCTTTTGCGTCGAGACAGAATGAGACATCCTCGCCACACATGTCTTGGACTGAACCAGACTCAAAAACTTGCATCTTAGGAGCAAACCAAGGATACTTTAGTTCTTCATGCTCAAATACCCCATTCTGAATTAATACCCATCCAAATCCTGTGTAGTCTACAGTAAATGGTTTCTTACGTCTCGCAATACTCTCAAGTGTTTCATGATTCATCACTCCACCATTTGTACGGAAGTCTTCTTCATCTAACCAATGTGCAACAGAAGTAGTCTTTCCATCTTCTGTACAATACCATCCAGAAACAATTGATTTCTCTTCTCCTTCAGCAGGAATGGCCATGTCACATAATTGCCAGAACTTCTCAGAGTTGAATACAATATCACTATCAATCCATAACTGATAATCATACGCAAGTTTACCATCCCAGGGTACTTGATCTGGTCCACGAAGTACATTTGCACCTAAACACTTACAACGTGCAAAGTTAACCATAGATGAATAGTCTTGACTGATCTGAATACTCATTCCATTCTGTACCATATCAAAGCACAGTTGTACAAAGTTCTTCAAAAATACATACGATACTCCACGGCCTGGTAGACAAAATACAATTGTCTTACCTCTCATTCTTTCTTTGATCGCATCAAAATCCCATTCGGGTTTTGCTTCTTTTGTTGCTACGGGTGATTTTGCTTTTACGGTGAATCCTTTTGCCATTTTAATCTAAAAGTTTCAGTTCAATTCTAACTCAATATGTATACTCTGTCAATATGATGCGTCGTCTTGTTTATGTACGGATAACTCCTCATATGATAGATCTTCTACTTGATAATCTGTTTTCATTAATCCTACTAATTGTTGAACTGTATTCCATGTAGTCTCAAATTCTTCTCTCTCTAAATTA